TCGACGTGCCGGGCGAGTCCGAGCTCTGGTACGACGATCGCGACATCCCGTTCCTGCAGGAGGACGTGAAGGACGCCGCGGACATCCGCCAAGTGGATGCGACGGCGATCAAGTCGCTGACTGAGGCCGGCTATGAGCCGAGATCGGTCATCGCTGCGATTACCTCGGACGACATGAGCTTGCTGCAGCACACCGGAGTGTTCAGCGTTCAGCTTCACCCGCCCGGTTCCGGCGATTCGTCCGGCACCGGCTCTGACGAGTCGAAGTCGAGGCGTGATCGCCTCGACACACTCGCGCGACTTCGCTCGCGCGTCCAGTAGCAGCACGGCACCCGCCGGCTGTCCAACCCGCACCGACCCATCAACCGGGAGGCGTATAGCCGTGCCTGAGACACCTACCCGCCAGGGGCGGGACGACATCGACGTCATCCGGATGGTCGCACCGGGCCCCGCGCTGCGCGCGGTCGACGGGGGCGATGCGTCGGAAAACGCAAACGGGATGCCGACGCTCTACGGCCACTTCTTGCGGTTCGACGAGTGGACGCACATCAAGTCCTACTACGAAGGCGACTTCCTCGAGCGGATGGCGCCGGGCTGCGCGAAGAAGACGATCCGCGAGCGCGGCGACAAAATCAGATGCCTTTTCCAGCATGGCTACGACTACGTCATCGGCGACAAGCCACTCGGCCCGTTCGACGAGCTGAAGGAGGACGGCGAGGGCGTCTACTACGAGGTCCCACTTCTCGACGTCAGCTACAACCACGACCTCGTGCCCGGCCTCGAGACAGGCCTCTACGGGGCATCGTTCCGGATGCGCGTGATGCGTGAGGAGTGGGTCGAGGAGCCGGGCAAGTCGGACCACAATCCCAACGGTCTGCCCGAGCGCACGATCAAGGAGATCGTGCTCTTCGAGGGCGGTCCGGTCACATTTCCGGCGTACGACAATGCCACGGCCGCGGTCCGCTCGCTCACCGACCACTTCCTGTTCGAGGCTATGACGCGCGACCCGGCGCGAACGCGAGAGCTCGTCGCGTTCGCTGAGCGGTGCGAGCAGCGCACGGCCGCTCGACACACCAAGACCGCGGCCGACGCCGATCTCGGCTCAAGCGAAGAGCTGCGGGCGAGAACCGAGGCCGCTCACGACGCCCTCCTCTCCGCAACGGAGAGCGGGGACCGCACCGCAATCGCGGAGGCATCCGAGGCGCTCGCAGATGCCAACCAAGCCGAGCGCGCTCGGCACGACGCCATCCTCGATCACGCCCGCTCGACGGGCGCGAGCGAAGAGCACAACACGACTTCCACCGAAGAGACCACCGCACCCCCGAACGACAGCGCCGGGACCTCCCACCCTGCCGACGGGCGCCGCGACAACAAGACACCGCTTCGCGGTGTCGGCACCCATCGGACGCCTTTCGGCGTCCTTCCCGACAGGGGACAGCCGCGCATTCCCGCGCTGCCCCGGAGGTAACCGAAATGCCGAAGACCATTGAGGAGTTCCGCACGCGACGCGACGAAATCGCCGAGCGGATCGGCGAGCTCGACCGCGAGTACCAGGGCGTCCTTATGCCCGAAGCCGCTCGCACCGAGTGGGAGTCCCTGATCGACGAGCGCGCAACGAATGACGACGTCATCGCCGAGCTGGAGGTTCGCGCCGAGACCGTGGCGGCCGTGTCGAGCGCTGGCGATCGCACGGAGCGCGGCGCGCACTTCCACACGAATAGAGGTGTGCGTGGCGAGGACATCTACGATCTCAGCACGGTCCGGATGTCCGCGGCGAGCCCCGACGAGGCGAACCTCGAGATGCGCGACCGCGCCAAGCAATCGATCGAGGCCGCGCAGTTCCCGCACAAGACGAGCGAGCGCGAGGCGTGCCAGGAGCACATCGAGCGCCTGCTCACGACGATCGACGGCGACGGCTCGCTCGCGCGGCACATCCTGGTCACGGGTTCGCCGACGTACAAGCGTGCGTTCCCGAAGCACCTCGCCGGGACGCCGCTGACGAGCGAGGAGGCGCGTGCCCTTTCGCTCGCCGCGAGCGAGGGCGGCTACGCCCTGCCGTACACGCTCGACCCGACGATCATCCCGACTAGCAACGGCGTCGCGAACCCGCTGCGTGCGATCTCGCGCGTGGAGACGACCACGACGAACGAGTGGAAGGGTGTCTCCTCCGCCGGCGTCAGAGCGTCCCGCGTCAGAGAGAACGACGAGGCGACCGACAACGCACCGACGCTCGCGCAGCCCACCGTGAGAGCCGAGAGAGTCGACGTGTTCATTCCGTTCTCACTGGAGGCCGGGCAGGACTGGCCGAGCCTCCAGGCGTCGATGGCGACGATGATCGAGGACGCGAAGGACGAGGAGGAGGCGGTCTCGTTCATGACCGGTGACGGCACCCCGCCAAGAGCGAACGGGCTGCTCACCGGGGCGACCAACATCGTCAGAACGACGACGAGATCGACCTTCGCCATCGCCGACCTCTACAAGCTGGAGGAGGCGCTCCCGGAGCGATTCAACCCGAACGCACGGATGCTCGGTCACCGCGGCGTCTTCAACAAGGCGCGGCAGTTCGACACCGCTGGCGGCGCAGCGCTGTGGGTCCGTCTCGGCGAGGGCCTGCCGCCCGAGCTTTTGAGCTACCCGGCGCACCGTTCCTCGGCGATGGCGTCGAGAGTGGCCGACAGAGCGCTCCTGCTCGTCATGGGCGACTTCCGGTACTTCCTGATCGTCGACCGGATCGGCATGGCGATCAGAGTGATCCCGGACCTGTTTGGCCCGAACGGTCGCCCCACCGGCCAGAGCGGGATCCTCGCGATCTGGCGCAACAACTCGAAGGTGCTGGACGCAAGCGCGTTCCGCGTCCTCGAGGTCGAGTCGGTCTAAGCCGGCAAGGGCACAGCAGGCGGAGCCGAGGCTCCGCCTGCGTCGCTCGGTCTTCATCTCCCAAAGCGAAGGGCGAATCGCATGAGCGATACCGACAAGTTGTACGCGGCAAACGAAGCGTTCTTCGCCGCAGAGCTGGACATCATCGTCAACAAGGGTGATCTCGTCCGAGAGGGCCATCCGCTCCTCGAGGGTCGCGCCGCCCTCTTCACCGAGGCGGCTCGGAGAGTCGCGTACGACGTCGAGCAGGCCACCGCCGCACCCGGCGAAAAGCGCGGCCGTGGCCGCCGCTCACAAGAGCCGACCACTCCGCCAGCTCCGGCGGCGATCACAAGCACGTCGGACGGTGGTGCTGACAACGGAACGACGTCAGACGCCGTCGCGGGTACCGTATCCAGAAAGCCCGAGACGGCCGCGAAGAAGGTCGAGCAGGCCACCGCCGCACCCGGCGAAAAGCCGGGCAAGTAGGCACAGCTATGGCCGTCGGGGACCTCACGACGCTTGCGGCTGTTCGCGCGCTCTTGCAAGACGAGGGCGACGAGGACGGGTTCTCCGACGAGCTGGTCAACGACCACATCGCGGCCGCCTCTGGCCAGATCACGCACTGGACGCGGCGGGAGTTCGCTCAGCCTGACGTTGACCCCACCGAGCCCAGAACATCCGAGAGAGACGAGGAGACGACACGCGACTTCGTCAGTGTGCATGGCCTCCTCGACCTTGACCCATACGACGCCCGCGCGATCACTGCTGTTGTCGATGTGACCGACGGTGAACCGGGGAGCGCCGTCACGAGCTTCCGACTGCGTCCGAGGCCTGCCCGTAATGGCGTCTACATGTGGCTGGAGGTCCCGGGGCTCGCGGCCGACCGCGAGATTGAGATCACCGGCAGATGGGGGTGGCCACAGGTGCCGGCGACCGTCAGACGATGGTGCGGGATCGTTGTCGTCTCATGGTTGAGGAGTGACGTCGCCGCGTTCTCGACGTCGTTCGCGATCGACGAGGGCCGTATGCAGCGGCCGGAGGACCTCCCACGAGCGGCGAAGCAGGCACTGAAGCAGTACAAGCGGAGGGCGTGACGTGGCGCTGCCACCTGGCCACCGGAGCAATCGAGCCAGAAGCGGCGGAGCGATCAGTGCGAGCGGCCTTAGCGGCAGCTCCCGGCCCGCCTTCACCGTCGAGGCGAAGATCACCGGGGTCGAGAAGACGACAGCCGAGTTCAAAGCAGCTCGCCGCCACTTCAACTCGGCGATGCGTGACGTGATCGCAGCGGCCGGCGAGCAGGCGGTGCTTCCGCGAATCAAAACCATCCTTCCGTCGCGGAGATTCGGTGCATCGCTCTACGTCAAGCGCGATCGGACCACCGTCTTCATCGGGTCGAGAATGCGCGGCAGACTCAACCGTGCAGTCGGCTGGCTCGACTTCGGCGGACGACGCACTGGCGACCGGAGCACCCGCGACGGTCCTCACACGATCGTCAACACGTTGCACTCAAAACGCGCCGTTATCGACACGGCCATCTTGGCAGGCGTCCTGAAAACATTTGACCCGATCGAGCATCGACCATGAGCGTTCCGGTCCTCGACGCGCCGGCCGACGAGCTGAAAGCGCTGATCTCCGGCCTCGCTGGGTTCTCCGCCGAGAAGTGGGAGCCGCAGATCCTGAGCCCACCCTGCGGCACCGTTTCGGTCCCAAGCGTCCGGCGAACCGGCCCAGACGAAGCGGAGTCCCAGCTTGGGTCAGACGACTGGTATGCGGAATACACCGTGAGCCTGTACTTCGACCTCAAGAAAGCGCAGTCTGCGCAGCAGCAGATGGTCGACGCGGCCACTGCCTTCGTGCAGGCCGTTGACGCTGATCCGTCGCTGGGCGGCACGGTTCTTGACGCCGGTGTGACCGGCGTCGATCCCGTCATCGCCGACGGACGAACGAGAGCGAATCGGCCTCTGGTGGTCTACGAGATCACCGTGGCGACGCTCTGCCTCGTGCAGTACTCCTGACCACCTGACCTCGCAAGGAGGGGTCCATGTCTACCTCGCAGTCGGCCGAGACGGCCGAGGCGCAGTCTGCTGCGTCGAAGAAGGTGCCGGCCGCGAAGGTGGCGGCGCTGATCCTCATCCAGGGCGGCGCTCCGCTGGAGTGGCACGTCATCGACGGCGTCGGCCACGTCCACCCAACGATCCCGTCGCCGGTCGGTGGCGAGCGCGAGCCCTCACTCGAGATCGCCCGCAAGCTCGACAAGGACCTCGGCTGCGAGGTGCGACTCGTGCACGTCACCGAGGCGCAGGCGGCCGAGGGCCGCGCAGCGCGCGCGAAGGCGCGCGGGGAGGCGATCGGTGCCGCCCGCGAGGTGCGCCGTGCCGGATCAAACGCGCTCGCCGCAGAGGCGGAGCAGACCGTCAACGAAGTCGCCGCCATCACGGCGGGGGAAGGGGCGTAACCGATGCCTAAGGGCTACGTGCGCGAGCAGTTCGAGGAGACGCCCGGCTACGAGGGCGCGGCTCCGAGACTGTCGATCAAGAGACTCGACTCGCCGGCGACCAGCGTCGACAACGGCCTTGAGCCGACGCCGCTCGAGCGCGACGACGAGCTGCGTGGGGCGGACGAGCCGCTCCAGATCTTCCCCGACGAGTACGACCCGACCTGGGGATTCAGATCGCGCGCCTACCCAGATCTGCTCGGTTTCCGTCTCACGCAGATCCTTGGATCGCCGACGTCGGCAGTCGGCGACAACGACAGAGTCGTCGATCCGGACGGCAACAGAGTCCCCGTCGGCGCGTTCATGCACACCTGGACGGCCCCCTACGGGCCGGCCGGCGACAGTCCGATCACGACCGCCATGACGCTCGCCTACGCCGACGAAAGAACGTTCATCGCCCTCGCCGGGTGTGCCTCGGAGGAGCTGACGCTCTCGTCCGGCGAGGCCGGCGGCGTCCAGGTCGAGACGAGAGGCAGAGCCCTGTTCTGGGACACGATCGCCGACCCGTCGATCACCCCGACGCCGGAGAGCCTCGCGATCCGGCCGTTCATGCGCCGCGGCCTCAGAGTCGAGACATGGCAGGGCAACGTGCTCGACCTCCAGGAGTTCGGTGTGACGATCGCGAACCCGATCGCTTTCGACCGTGCGCTGGGCGTCGCCTCTGCGTTCCCGTCGATCGTCGAGAAGGACGAAGGACCGATCACAGTCACCGTCGAGGCGCCGAAGCGCAAGCTGCGCTCCGCCGACCTCGACGCGCTCATGGCCGCCGACCGCTTCGCGGTCAAGGCGCTGTGGGAGTCGCAGAACAGAATCGGCGCGACCAGCTACTTCTACCGGCTGTGGCTGGAAGGCGACGGCGCCCAGTACACGGGCGGCGGGCCGCAGGCCCTGGAGAACAGACGCCGGATCGGCGCGACGTATCAGGCCAAGCTCACGTCCGACGGCGCCGGCGCCTCGTCGAAGTTCACGCTCGTGAACGCGACGAGAGAGTACTTCACGTTCGCCTAATCGGAGGCCCGCACATGACGCATGTCATTACCGTTCCGGACACCCCGGACGGCATCACCGTGGAGCTGTGGGGTGCGCAGTTCACACCGCGACCCGCTACGAAGTCGCTCGCGAATCAGGCCGAACCGATCGCCGCGAAGATCCACGAGTCCGCCGACTACGACGAGCTGATCGACGCGATCGGTGCGGTGCTCGACCTCAAGCTGGCCAACGCGGACAGAGGAAGACTCGCTCCGTCCGTTCTCGTCAAGCGCAGATGGGACGCTGACGAGGTCAGCGTGCCGCAGCTGCTGGCGCTGCTGAACCAGATTAGAGTCGCCGAGTTCCCTACGTAGCGGAGCGTGTAGCTGAAGCGCTCCGTGACCTCGTAGACCCGGCCGGGCCTCCACTTCAAACGGACGATCGGCTCGGGCTCTACCTGCTGCGCAGACACCTCGGGATCGAACCCGAGGACGCGTACTACCGCCGCCCGCCGTGGGTCGTCGACCTGCTCGTCGAGGGCCTCCGTGCCGAGCTGTCACTCGACAGCGAGAGCGCACCCGAGCGCCCACCCGAATGGGAGGGACTCCATATCGAAGACCTCGAACGCCTGGAGGCGTAGATGCCCGGACGCCGCGGCAACGTCCACGTCGTCATCACGGGCGACGCTGACGGCCTGGACAAAGCCACACGCCGCGGCGAGCAGTCGTTCGGGCGATTGAAAAAGGGTGTTGCGGTCGCGGCTGCCGGCGTCGCCGGTGGTGTGCTGACGATGGTCAACACGGCAGCGGACTTCGAGCAGCAAATGTCTTCCCTCGGGTCCGTGACGAACGCGTCCGGACGGCAGATGCGGGCGTTCAGAGCCCAAGCGCTCGATGCCGGAGCAGCAACGAAGTTCAGTGCCTCCGAGGCTGCTGCGGCACAGATCGAGCTTGCCAAGGGCGGTCTGTCGATCGCGAACATCATGAAGGGCGGCCTGAGATCCGCCCTCGCGCTCGCCGCCGCCGGCAACCTCGAACTGGCTGACGCCGCCTCCTACACGGCGAACGCCATGAACCTCTTTGGTCTCGAAGGGTCGAGATCGATGATGGTCGCCGACGGGCTTGCTACGGCCGCGAACGCGACGACCGCTGATGTGTCCGACTTCGGGATCGCGCTCACGCAGGGCGGCGGGGCGGCGAAGTCAGCGGGGCTCTCGTTCCAGCAGACCATGGTGGCGCTCGAGGCGCTCGCGCAATCCGGCGTGAAGGGCTCCGACGCCGGCACCTCGTTGAAGGCAGCGCTCGTTCAGGTTGCCGGGCCGACCGAGAAGCAGGCATCCCTCACAAAGAAGCTCGGCCTCGAGTTCTTCAATGCCGAAGGCAGAATGAAGCCGCTGACCCGGGTCGCCGCGACGCTCCGGGACAGACTCGGCGAGATGGGCGATCAGCAGCGTCTCGCGACGCTGAAGACGATCGCCGGAACGGACGGCTTCCGCGCACTCCTGGCCCTCTACGACCAGGGCCCCACACGAATCGGAAAGCTCTCGAAGGGGATCCAGGAGCAGGGGTCGGCTGCCCGGGTCGCGGCTAGACAGCAGGACAACCTGCGCGGCAGACTCGAATCTCTCAGCGGCTCGATCGAGACCGTCGCGATCCTCGCCGGATCGGTCCTGGTGCCTCCGCTGTCCGAGGCAGCAGGAGCGACCGCCGATTTCGTCGGGGGTCTCGCGTCCGGAAGAGGCCCTGGCGGCGAGTTCGCCCGCACGGTCGGTCACATCGCGGGCGAGATTAGCTCGGCTGCGGCCACAGTCGCCCATCTCGGAATGGAGATCGGCACGGTTGGAGCGAACGTCGCGCAGGCGCTCGCGCCAGCCGGCGCAGCAATCGGAGGATTCGGGCTTGCAGCCGGCCATGCGCTTGAGCCGGTCGCGTTCGCTGCCGGGCGGGTCTCCTTCGCGCTCGCGCAGCTCGGCTTCGGCCTCCTGCAATCGCGGGCCGGGCTCGTGGCCTTGACAGCGGTCGCGGGGGCGCTCGTCGGACGGATGGCCGCGCTCGGCGTGGCGTGGGGCGTCTCCAGAGTCATGGCGTTCGTCGGGTCGATCCGTCAGGTCGTCGCAACGATGGGCGTCCTTCGCACCATCTACGTCGCGCAGACCGGGGTGACGAACGCATCGACCGCCGCCGTGTTGCGTTACGCGGCGGCATCGCGCCTCGCCGCCGTTGCGAACCGTGGTCTCAGCGCCGCGATCGCGTCCACGGGGATCGGTGCGATCGCGGTCCTCGCGGGGACCGCGATCGGGGCGCTCATGGGGATGAAGTCCGCGACGGACCAGAACAAGGTCTCCGCCCAGGATTTCAATGCCGCGCTGCGTGCCCAAGCCGATGCCATGCGGGCGGTGCGCGACATTGACATCGACGTTGCGCAGCGGAAGGCCAACCTGCGCTCCGCGAATGTCGCCGTCGAACAGGCGCAGGCCGAGGTCAACAAGCTCGTGCGTGAGGGACAGCGCGGAACCCTCGAGTACAGAGCGGCGATTGCCAACCTGACCCAGGCGAAGGTTCAGCAGAGACGCGCGACCCGAGATCTCGGCGACGCCGAAGAGGACGCGAGACGCAAGCGCCAGGACGCTACGGAAGCCTCACAGGAGCAGGCCAACAGAGCGAAGGGCCGCATTAGGACGCTCAGAGGAGAGGTGGAAGCGCTCAGAAAGGCAGCCGACTATGCGAGACGGCTCGCCGCAGAACGAAAGGCAGTCGATACAGGCCAAGGGCTTGAGTGGTCGGATGCTGGGGACCCAGAGGCCATAGCGGCCGCAGAGCGGGCGGCCACGCGACTTGCTCGCAAGCAGCTTGAATTGGCTCGCGAGACGAAGCGAGCGACGGACGCGACGATCGACGTCAAGCGTCAGCAAATCGAAGCCGCGAGAGCCTCCGGTGCGTCTCAGGAAAGAGTCCGAACGCTGAAGGACGAACTCGGCCGGCTCAAGGCGCAGAGCAAAGACGGGGCCGGTCGTATTAGGGACCTCCGCGGCCAGATCGCACGGTTGAACGGGAAGAGCGTCTCGGTCGACGTCAACCTGAATCTGCTCGCCCCTGACGTGTTTCCCGGCCCCGCCGGCGATGGCTGGGGAATGGAAAGAACAGTCAGACGCGGCGCTCAGGCGATGGCCGACAAGAACCCGCTCGCGTTCATGGGCGGGCTTGGTGGCGGTCATGCGGGGGCGGTCGACGCGTTCACGCCGCTGGCCGGTCGCTTCGGCTTGGCGATGTCTTCCGGCTACCGGCCGGGGTCGATCACCTCGAGTGGGAACCTCTCGTACCACGCGATGAACCGTGCCCGCGACTACGCGGGCACGGCAGCCGCGATGCTCGGCTTTGCGCGCTTCATGGCGGCACGGTTCGGTGCGCGGTTGAAGGAGCTGATCTACAGCCCGCTGGGCTGGAGTATCAAGAACGGCTCGCGCGTCGCACCGTACGCGGTCTCCGACCACTACGACCACGTGCACGTTGCGATGCGGGCGGGCGGTCTGGTTCCGGCGATGCTCTCCCCGGGGGAGGTTGGGGTCGCGCCGGGCGGTGGTGCGTTCCGGGTGCCCGGCCGTCCCGTCGCCGCCGACACGGTGCCGATGCTGCTGCCGCCGCGCACGAAGGTGCTCACATGGCACGGCCAGCAGCTCGTCCACAACGGCATTGGTATCGACGAGGCGATGCGCCGTCAGGCGCCGCACTTCGGCAAGGGCGGCCAGGTCAGACCGCTCGGCACTTTCGCCGCCACCAGCTACGGGCCGCCATGGGGAGGGATTCAGGGCGGCGGCGTGACCGCCACCGGGGTGGACCTGCGGCCGGCGCGGCAGGCGTTCGGGATCGCCGTTGATCCGTCCGTTATCCGGCTCGGCTCGCAAATCTGGGCGTGGCCTAACCCGTTCCGGTATCGCGGCCCGTTCAAGGCGTTCGATACCGGCGGTGCGATCAAGGGCAACCGGATTGACTTCTACGACTGGCGTGGACGCACCGCCCAGCAAGGCTGGGGCGTTCGGTCCACGAGCATCTACGCGTCGAACCCGTGGAACGGCAGAGCCGACCAGGGCCTCACATCAGACCAGGTCCGCGAGCGCACCCCGGTGCACGGACGCTCTGGCCTCTCATTCGAGGAGCAGTCCTCGAACGCCGACCGGCGGCTTGCCGTCGCCGAGACGACCGCCGGCAAGCCCGACGACCGGGCCGCCGGCGTGCGCAAGCTGGTGCTGCTGGCAGGACGGCGCAGAACGCTCAGCGGACGGCTGCAGAAGGTCAACCGGGCGCTTGCTGGCAAGCTCACGCCAGATACGCGCCAGCGGCTGCTTTCTGATCGCTCGTCAATCCTCTCCGAGCTGTCGTCGATGCCGGGCGAGGCATCTGGGCTGCTGGAAGGCTTGCAGGAGGCCGGGACGCCGAGACGCGGTGTGCGGGCCCTTGCGCGCATGTTCGGCATCGGCGTTCCGAACCGGCCGACCCCAATGGACCGCGCCCAGTCGCGCCTCGCGCAAGCCGGGCTCACTGACGACAGAGCGGACGACTTCAGAGCCCTCGCAGATATCCGCGACATCGCGAGAAAACAGTACGACCGGGCACTGAAGGAAGGCGATCCGCGGAGAATCGCGGAGGCCGCGAACGACCTCAAGCAGGCCGCGGACGCGCTGCGTGACGCCACCCCGGGCGCTGAGGATTTCGCAAACCGGGACCTTGCGCTCGCCCAGCTCACCGAGGGCACCGACGACGACCTCGCCGCGCTGCGCAGACTCGAGCAACTCGCACAAGGCCAGCTCGACGCGGCGCTTGCGACCGCCGACCCCCGCGACGACATCGAAGCGGCGAACAACCTCAAGAGCGTCCGCGACTCAATCAGACAGCTCACCGACGCGACGAACCAAGCCAACGAGCTCGCCCAGCAGCGAATGGACCTCGACAGACAGCTCCTCCAGGAGCAGCAGCGGTGGCGAGCGCTCACCGAAACGCAGGGTCCCGCGATCCTCGGATCGCTGATCGGCCTCGTCAACGATGGCGTCGGTCGCAGCGCCCAGCGCAACTCGCGCACGCCCGGTGTCGCCGGCGTGCCGGCCGTCTACGGATAGCAGCGAGGGCACATACCCCCCCGGTCCTGCGCCCTCGGGGCTCGCAGCGCCTTCTCGGGGGTCCCGACCATCGGCGCGTCGAGGACCGGCGTCGCTGTCGCCTTCGAAATGCCCCCGAGAAGTCATCAACGCGTGTTCACCGAGGCAGGAGATTTCCCGATGGCGCTGTGGAACAGAGTCGAGCCGGTCTACGAAGAAAGAGCCGGCAGAGCCGGCGACCAAATCACGATCGAGATGGTCGCTGCTGCCATGATCGAGCAGCTCGGGGGCTCGGCCGCGATGGCGGCGGCGGCGCTGGCTGCCGGAGCGGGGGTACTGTTCGTCTTCTACGGCTCGAACGCCGCCGAGCCGCGGCCGACTGCCGACGCAAGCGTCCTCGTGATCTGGGTCGGCCTCGCGTCGGTCGCACCGACGAACGGCCTGAGCACCGACTGGCGGGTACGCACGAGATGAGCGCACTCGCGATCCCAGCCACCGAGAGTGGCACGCCGGTCGGGTACGTCCGCGGCGGCCTGCCCGCCGACAACGTCGTGTGGGCCGCCGACGCCGACGGCGCGCTCTCCTCGCAGTGGGCGTCCGGTGCGACCGCCGACTGCATCGACGTGCCCGGCAACACTGGGCTGGCGACCACCGACCCGGCGTGGGCGAGAACGACGCGGATGGCACAGGTGACTTCGCCGAGACCACTGACCGGAACGAAGTGCTGGCAGATGACGATCGTCGACGGCGACGCGGATATCTTCTCGGTCGACGCGCAGCGCAGCGAGCTGGGCCAGAACTCGCCACCGCGGCCGATGCCCGACGGCATCGACCGCCAGATGCACGCCGGTCAGCACCGCTTCATCGCGATCCCGCTCTACATCCCGTCGGCCTTCGACTCGGGCGACTGGTGCACGTTCAACCAGAACAAGGGGCAGGGGGCGGCCGGCAACGGTCCCTTGTCCCTCGGGTTTTGGAGAGGGCGGGTCTTGCTGGAGAAGTCGAACAGCCAGGGCACCACCGACAGCGGCCTGACGAACGTCTTCGACTCCAGAACCGCTGTCGGGCGCGATGCGTGGCTCAAGCTGCTGATCGAGGTGTTCTGGAGCGAAGGCTCCGACGGCTACTACGCCTTTTATGGTGACCTGCAAGACGGCGGCGGTTTCCGCGAGCTCGTGAGTCGCACCGACGGTTGGACGCTCAAGTACGGGCCATCCGGGAGACCCGACTCCAGCGCGACCCCGGCGACACGCGTCGGCATCTACCGCGCGACGATCAGAGGCACCCACAGCGTCTACTTCGGCCGCGTCTGCAACGCCTACACGCGCGAGGCAGCGACCGTCACTGCGTTCGGAGCGTCGCTCTGATGGTCGGCGCGCCCGTGCAGACGCTCTCGGCGAGACCGGCGTTCGACGGGACCGGCAGCGTATCGACCCTGAACCTGACGGTGGAGGTCACCACGACCGCCGGAAACGCCCTCGTGGTGCACGGCGAAGCGACCGGCATCGTCACAGTCACGAGATTCGCCGACTCCAAGGGCAACGCCTGGACAATCGATGCTCAGCAGTCGGACAGAGACACCGTGTTCATTGCTCGCAGCGACAACAGAACGCCGCTCGTTCCCGGCGACACGGTCGCGCCGACGCTGAGCAGAGCGACAGAACTCGCGTTCGGCGGCGAGGAGTTCCCCGGTGGCCTGACGCCACGCACGACCGCCAGCGCCTACGGCGGCGACCTCGGCGGATCGGCACTGTCGGGCGGGGCGCTGCTCGCTCCACCAGTCGAGCCCGACGAGTTGGTCATCGCCGCCTGGGTTGGGCAAGGCGCTCTGAGCTTCAGAGCGGGCACTGGCTACACCGCCCTGCAGCTCGCGCAGCACGACATCAACTTCATTCGCACATGCGGCGCCGAGTACAAGCTCACGGCCGATTGGTCGGCGCAGGCCCCGGCCGCGAGCTGGACCACAACAGCCATCTGGACCGGCGTCGCGGTCGCCTACGCGCCATCCGCTCCCGGCGCGTCGATCGACACGGTCGGCGGCGAGTTGCTCCCACTGGACATCCACGACGGCAGCGCCTTCAAGCGCGCCGTCGCCTTCGAGCAGGTTGGCTGATGACCAACCTGTGGCTCACGCTCTACGAACAGGCCGTATTCACGGTCACGATCGACCCGGACGGCGCCCCGCTCGAGCTGATCAAAGCCAACGGCTATGACATCACGCGGTTCGAGGCTCCGGTGTCTGATGACGACACGATCTGGGTCTCGTCCGTTTCGACGGAGGGTGAGCTGTCCGCCGGGTCGCGACCGACAAACCGCGAGATCACCGTTGGCCTGCGAATCAGAGGCTCTGGCGGAACGGAGGAGGAAGTACTCGCGTCGTTCGCAACCGCACAGCGCCAGCTCGACATGAAGCTCGCGAAGCTGCGCCGCGAGGGCGGGACCCTGCGGGTCTTCTTCCCCGGCTTCGACACGATCGACTTCGAGATCCGTCAGCAGCGCAGCGGCCCGCGCTCGTTCGACAACCGGTACATGCTCTACCGGCGCACGACCGAGGACATGGTCTTCCCGTGCGGCCCCTACGGCGTAGGCCAAGAGGTCGCGGTCGCGGTCAGAGCGGCCATGACGAGCCGGTCCTGGATCTCAGAGCCGTTCGAGGTCGGCGGCGACGTAGAGGCTCTGCCGCGCATCGTCATCAGAAACGAGGGCAGCGACGACATCGCCTGGCTGCGGTGGGGGGTCGAGTCGCGCTATCTCTCGACCGATGCGACAGCTGCGCTGCACTACGACGCCACGGCACTCACGCCGCTCGGCGGGGCGACTGTAAGAAGCGGGGTGGTTCGCCAGAGCGCGCTCGCGCCGCGACTGCTGGCGATGCTTTCCACGAGAATCAGCAGCGTCGGCCAGATGACGCATGTCGGCGTCTTCGAGGTAATGGCACGCGTCACTATGCCGACGACGAACACGGGCGAGGTGCAGGCCGCACTCGAATGGTGGGTGGGCGACCGGACACGGCGCACTACCAATCCTGCAGCGATCTTCGCGGCCGACCATTCACGCAAAGGACAGCGGGTGCTAGTAAGCCTTGGAGAAGTTCGTCTTCGTGACGTCGGATCAGGCACTCACTCCTGGGAGGGCCGCATCGTCGCGACCTCAAGTGCGTCGGGCGACGTCCTCGACATCATCGACCTCGAGTTCGTGCCCGTGGAGGCATGTAACGGCACGGTCGAAGCACCGCGGATCTGGACAACGCCGACGAGCTTTGTCGCGCGAGACGAGTTCGACCAGTCACCCGGCGCCCTGAACGGAAAGTCACTCCCAATCGGTGGTAGATGGACCAGCTTCGGCGACGCGGATGACTTCAGAATCAGCGCGGAGCATGAGCTGCACCGCGACGTAAACGACGACACTGGAGTCATGCTGCTCGGTGGCCGCTTCGCAATTCCATCGGGAACCTCCGGAATGACCGACCAGGCGGTCTCCGTTGAAATCATGTTCATCCACGTAGACAGAATCACTCACGCGCATGTGGGCGTCCTCCTCCGGTACAGAGACGTCGACAACTTCGTTGTGGCCTTTGTCGGAACTGATACAGATGTGACGTTTGGCGGTGCGGCAATGAACGCCTATAAGTTCGTCGCTGGGACGGTGTCAGTGTTGCTTGATCCCGACGAGCTCATAAGAGTCCCGGGAGCCGACCCCAATGGCGAGTTTAGGCGACTGACGGCCTCGGCCACTAGCGATGGCGTACTCGCAGTCACGCTGGGTACGGGCAGCGTCGCGACGTACTCTTTCGCCATTCGCGATGCAGACCTTGCTTCAGGTGGCGCGCTGGCTGCCG